CACACCCAAGAGGCGCTGTATCAGTTCTTGCTCACTGCCCTTGCCGATAAACAGTGGTGACTCTTGTATATCTGCGGCTGCCTCAAGGATTCCGGCCCTCATAGCCTTGAATTTCAGAGGTATCAATTCAAGCTCTTTCCCAAATTCAACTATGCCAGCCAGCATACTCTCTATGCTGTGCAAAATGTCATCCCTGGCCGACTCGCTATTTGTCGCCCATGCAGTTATCATATTTGCAATTGACTCTATTGCCGGAGCCAAAACAATAGTCACGTCTTGCATGATCCCCTTGAATGCCGCCTTCGTTCGCGTTATCGCATCGTTCGCCTCTTCGACCTTCGCAGCATCCAAACGGCTGAATGTAATCCCCAGCCTCTCGGCCTCTTTCCGCATATCCTCGATGCCCTTGCTGCCCCCCATTAGCAGATTCAACATCTGCTGACCCTGCCGCCCGAATATCTGATAGGCCACGACCGCCTTGTCCGCAATAGTCGGCAGCTTTTGCAGGCCATCGGCAATCATCTTTAGATTATCGACATTGCTCTTTTTCGCCATGACATCGGCGGACAACCCAAGCACATCGAGAGCCCTCTTGGCCTCTCCCGTGCCCTGCTTTACTTCGCCAAGTCGGCGAACCATCATTTCAAGCGCCTTGTTTACGGCGGTCGTTTCGACGCCCATAATCTTCGCGGCGTGCTGAATTGCAACCAAATCCTCAGTAGTCATTTCGAGACGATCCGATAGCTTCGCGGTCGCGTCAATACTATCCAACGTCCGCTTAATCATCAAGCCAAGACCGCCAACGCCGGCCAGCACAATAATGCCACGAGCCATATTCCGCATTTTCCGCTGCGTCTTCTCGATACTCGCTGTCATACTACGCACAGAATTGCGGCTTCCCCGCATCTTTCGATCAAAGAGCGATGTTCTCGCAATCAAATTGACTATTAGATTTCCGACTGCCATTATGATTATCCGCCAGCTATACCCCTGAGAACATTTGCCATATCTTCCATTGTCTGTGCTTCCGGCGGCGGCTTTTCGCCGAGCAGAAATTCGTCAATCTCACATTTCATCCCTACTGCCGATGCCTGTATCATCGCATGTCTTGCGTCTCGTAAATCGTCTACGTCGCCGCCAAACGGTTCAAGCGTGCTAAATGCGTACCACTCAATCAATTCCGCCGTACTCACAGTCGCCAATAATTCGCGGCGTGTACGGCCGAGAGCCAGAGCTAACCGGTACTGGAATCTTCGCTCTGGCTGTCGCTGGAGTTTTTTACTGCATCCTCAACCGCACCTGCGTCCCCTGCATTCAGCCGCTGAGCAACTTCCCAGACACGATTCAGAGCCACGCCCGACTTTTTGCCAAGTGCGGCAACATCCCCTTTCGTAAAGAGCACCTTGCCGTCCTTGTCTACCATGCAGATTGCGCAGAAACTCGACCGAATCCGACTGGTGCCTGTTTCGCGTTCCTTGCCTTCGGCCAACTGCCAGGTATCGAACACGTCTGACATCAGCGTGCGGACAATAACAGAGCCGCCCCACTCAGGGACTTCTACGACTTCAGTTGGCAGGTCTTTTGCTTTGAGGATTTGTTCTTTCGTCAGTAGCATCTTTTGACTTCTCCTTTTTTGCGAGAACCACATAGCCGCCGGCCAATAGCTGCCGAGCAGCCCTGTCCTCGACTTCTTTGGTTTCGCCTTTTGTGCCCGCCTGATTTGCGGGCGTTGTGATAGTGATGCGGTACGTTACCTTCACCATTGCTTGCCCCTTACGCTTGGTCTGTGAACGTCGGCACGCCCGTCAACTTGAACGTTACCGATTGCGTCATCTTGTCATCGAACGGAACTTCGTTGCCGAGATTTTGCACAAACCCCAAACACAAGAATGAGGAGGTTGCCGACGTAAGCGGCAAGACAATTTGGATCGCTGCCGTTGTGCCGCTCGCGTAAGCCGTCTCAAGGGAATTCGCGACACCACCGCTCGACGTATCGAGATTGACCGTAGCGCTGATTTCGCCGGGGTCGATCATGCCTGGAATAAACTCGCGGGCCTTCCCGGTTGACTCCGCCGTCGATTTGTCGATTGCATCCCGACCGCCGCCGCTACGCGACAGCGTAACAATGTTGCCAATTATCGAAGTCCCGGTGGTGATAGGCGTCGTCAGCGTACCGCCGAATGTCAAGACGGCCCCGAAACCATGTTCTCCGTCACTCATATTGATACTCCTTTCAGCTTACAGTTTCTTCAAACCAGATTCTAAAATCAAACCGCTTACCATAGCGAGTCGATACATCTTTGCCGGGTTGCGTTACCGGCACGTCGCCTTCGTCGATAAGGTGGACACACTGTATACGTGTGCCTGCCGCTGTGCTTGAGTATCCGTCGAGTATCTGCCGAACCGCTGTGCGAACTACAAGAACGCCTGCATACGTCGTAGCCCACATATTCACTTGCCAGCGGGAGGCAACAAGGCCGGTAGGCCCATCCGTCGTTTCATCGCGAGGCCCGCTTATTTGCTGATATGTTATCGCTGGCATAGCGAGTCCTTGCGGTAAGATGCTCGGCTTGATACGAGCACCAACCAAAGCCGCCACCGTCGAATCGGTGGACAAGATTTCATAGATTGCAGCCTCGATACTCATTTTTTGCTGTTGGCCTCTTTGATAGCCTTCTGGACTTCCTGGACTAACGTGTTATGTGCGCGTCGCCAAGAGTGCTCATAGGCACGCCGCATAAATGGTATTGGCGGAACGAATGTGCCGCCCGCAAGATGTCCATACTCAATCGCGGCGGGTATGTAATAATCCTTGCCCGTACTTGATACGCCCTTGAACTGGTCAGCCTTTTTCGGATTGACCTGAATACTGCGGCCATAATGCCGCTTCTTTATATTCTTCATTAACCGGGACTGGAGACTACGGGCTATGGCCTTGCCCATATCGCCGCCGATACCTTGTTTTGCGCTCGACCGCGTTTGCTTGAGTATCACATTGGCGGCTTTGGCAAGCCCGGACTTGAACGCTTTCTTGGCAATCTTTCTTTCCATACCAAGCAATGCCTGCTCAAGTTCCTTCGCTCCTGTTAAATCCAAAGCCATCATGTTCGCACTTCCTTGCACAACAGAATCAGCATTACATTGCGTTCTTCTGGATTGTCGATAGCCGTGACTTCCATAATCCGGTTGTCGAATATCACGCGGTCTTGAACCGTAACCCCATCGACATATCGAACCGTTACCTTATGAGTTGCCTCAGCGGATATCTGCTGAGCCCGCTCCAGTTCTTGGCCCGACATTGTGTTGATAGAGGCAAATACCACGGCGTATTCAGCATAGGCCTGGATATCTTCACCAACGGTATTAGTGTCGGTATTCGGCTCCAGCCGCTGCAACTGCACAGTATGTCTCAGCTTGCCTATTCGCATCAGAGATTCTGAATCCTGTCCACTGCCAAGAGAGACTTGACCGCCATATCAAGCTCTTTGTTAATTGTACCTACAACAACCTGCTCGCGGTTCTCGTACCAATGCCCGATCAATAATTTCATCGCCGATTTGACTCGCTCCGGCACAGACGACGCATCGCCATAGCCGGCGGCAAAGATAACTTCGACGGCCTGTTGGACGGAGCGAATCGTCGGCCAACTCTTGTTGTACGCCAAGAGAAGTCGGCCCGGCTCGCTGACGGTATCGACAGTGTAGTACGTCGAACTTAGCGTCTGCGTATCGCCGGCGGTATCCACGTATTTCACCGATGTCACTGATATCAGCGGCGGTCGCGGCAATTCCAGCGACTCGACAAAGTAGTCCATTTTCAGCGTGATCGATTGTGTTATGTATGCCCTGCCTGCGATTAACTCACAGTATTCACGAGCAGTCTGTATCAGCGAGTTAATCAGGTCATCGTCAACCGTAGACGTGACGCGAAGATGCAACTTTGCCTCGGCCAATGTGATCGGTTCTGTGCTCGGGGCTGTCGATATTATCCAGTCTGTTCGAGGTTGCATCAGGCGTCCTTTTTCGACTTCTTACCTTTTTCTGCCTTTGCCTTTGCCTTTGCTTCTGCCTTTGCCTTTGCCGGGTCTGGATCGCTTGCCAGCCGAGCGGCGCCTTTGTCGAGGACGCAACGTGCGGCTATTGGGTCAAGTGTGTGCCTCCCGCGTCTCAATCCGGGGTAGTCGGCGGTCACAATGATTTCAATCTCTTTTGGAGTCTGCATAGCTATTTCCTTAATTCAATTATTGGTTTACAGTGTTCGGGATATTGACCACGCCGCACATCAGCGACGTAACAATGAATCGGCTCAAACGGCGTCTCCGATGTTACTTTGTTGGCGAACGTACATACGAGTTGCAGGTGTCCGATAAATACGTCGTTTGCCAGGTACGTTACAAAACCCTGCTTCGTCCACTTATTCCAGAACGCAATATCCGCATCCTGTCGTCCTTCGCCCCAGCCGCCCTTTTCGTCCGGCACCGCCAAGAACCACGGCTTCTCCGCTTTGGCAAGGGATGCCGCACGAAAGATTGTCAGACCGAAGTGGCCTGTCGCTATTTGCGTCACGGGCTGGAGAAATTTTTCTCGGTCATGCACCGTTACTCGCTTGCCGTCGCCATCGACAATACCGAACATCGCATTGCCTCGATCTCGCATATTCTGGATCGGCACGATTGCATCGGCTTCGGGATGTTCGGCCATTAGTTGCAACAGACGCATCACGTGCTCTTGCTCAAACCATGTGTCATAATCAAGCGTGATTATATACTCGGCGTGCTTGTCTATCGCCTGCTCGATAGCCCGCGTCAAGCATTGATCCCAGAAGACGCCTTCACTCAAGTTCGCCTCGATCTGCATACTCTCAAAAACCTTTGAGGCACACGCCGCATTCGAGCTAAATGTAAGCCTCGGCATGGACATAACAGCGCTAACCTTTGGGCCGGTACACACCGGCAATGCGTCAAAAGGCTTTGTGCCCTGCAGGTTTAGGCTTATCTCCAAAGCCGAGCAATCCAAAGCGTCCGATTTCCATTCCCTGATGTCCACCAGACCGCAATCCTCGAATGCGCGTCTCAGCCCGCCCTCATCGATAACGGACTTATGGTAGTCATGTTCGTCGCCCTGGCCACCCATCAAAAACATATTCATCATATCAGCATTGCCGCTTCGGTAGCTGTCGATAAGTTTGTTCAAATCCGGCACGGCTATCTTTAAGATACCGCCCGGCTTGAGCTTGCTTACCCAGTTCACGAGAACTTCGCCCAACTCTCTATACGGATAGTGCTCCAGTAAGTGTGATGCGCGTACCTCTGACAAGCTGCCGTCCGGCACATCGAGAGGATATGCTCTGACGCCTGTTTTGATGTCGATGTTCGCGTAGCCGTCTATCGGGACATCGCCACATCCGAGATTGACCTTTGCTCCAACTACTTCATGTTTGTCCATAATCTAACCCTTTCGTCGATCACTTCATATAGCCCAAACGGTGCATCACGTCGGAATGGCAGTCGTAGAACAACTCCAGATCGGCGTCGCTCATTTCTGTATTCCATAACCCCGTTAGGTTTTGGAAAAACGCCGGATACTCTACCCGACATTCGTTAATAGGATTGTCGAACTTCTTGCGGGCAGGGAATCCCACTATGTTCTCCAGCTTCTTAACAACAGCATCCGCGTCGGATACCATGTCCTCGAATCGGAGAAATAACGTGCCATGCCGCGATAATGGGCGCCATGCATAATAGAAGTGCGACCAGCTCGCAAATGGCGAGGTGACTCCGAGTATTGCGTCGCGGATAGAAATGTCCCAGTATTTCGCAAGACTTAAACAGGCGTCCCGTCCATCACGAGTAATATATATTGCCGGACTGCCGTCAATTGGTGGGTTATGAGTCTTGATATAAAAGACCTCATCGCCGTCGCGCATCCGCTTATATATGTCGTCATCCCAGCGATTGCCGAAGCCGACGTCTTCACCGAACAAAAATGCCAGTTGCGGTTCTTCGTAGAGACTCAACATGCGGAGCCCAAAGCAATCCAAAAGAATCGTTCGGCATAATGTAGTTCCGCATCGCGGCCAGCCTGCAACCCATATAATCATATCAAAGAGCCCTTTCGTCGATATATGTTTTCGCCAGGCCGACCAGCCGCAACCACGGAGTTTACTTCCGGGTGAAGCCGGCCGACCCGACGAAAGATTATGCCCTGCCGGGCTATCCCTCATGCAACAACGCGCACTGCGTCGCGCTGGTCAGGTTGTTGTTGGTGACGGCGGACTTCTGAGCGGCAGTGTCGTCCGACACATTCCCACGAGTGAGTTGTGTAATAATCCCGATATTCATCGTGGTTGTGCCCGGCGTTACCTCTATGCCGATGTACTTTTTGCGCTTCTGGAGATCCATGTGGAATTCAAGAAGAGCACCTGGCCCGGTGGCGGCTGCGCCGGGGATGACAAACCCGACACTTGTGCTCGTTGCCGTTCCGCCAGTGAATGCAACTATATCAGTCATGCTTGACGGAGACGTTACAGTATTCGATTCCGAGATCGTAATCGTCCCGATAGGCGCCCCGTCTGTCGCGTGCGTGCCGACCAGAATCATTATGTTCGCATGGTCATAACCCGCGCGACTAAACGACTGTGATTGCGTCGCGTTTGTGGCTGTAGTGACTGGCACAGAGATAACCCGTGCCCCTGCGTTTCCTTGTCTCATTGGTCTAACTCCTTAATTGGAGACTTCTTTGTGTTCATTCAATCAGGCGAATCCAGCATCGCTTTTAGGATGCGGCGAGAATCAGACCCATCACCGGGCCCGCTGCCGATGCCGTGCCGAGCGTGTGATTATTCAGGTCGATTCGCTCAGTGCCCCTGACACCGATTTCGTCCGTCTCGAACACTGATACGCTGTCAATCGTGGCGTCTGTGGTGAACGCAATCGTTGTGCCGCGTCGGTCGCCGAACGTAGACGACTGTCGCATATCGCCGAACAAGATACATATCTGACTGTTCGCCTGAGCGGTTGACATAACCTCGACCGGTATGATCGGATAGCCGAGGCATTGCGAACGCGGTACGCCGTCCGACAACATTTGGCCTGTATTGCCGCCGGCTGCGGTCTGCAAGCGAACAAGAACCTGCTCCGATACCGATCTCGAACAGAACCACTTCGCATTGCCGAGAGCATACGTCGGCGTGCGTCCGATGATTGCGTGCAGATTTGCCAGCGTAACTTCGGCATATGTATTGCCATCTGCAAGCACCAAACCACCGCCGTCATCGACACCGTTAAGCGAACTCAACTGCGTGATGATTCCGTTAATGCCGCCATGCGTGTCCAGCCCCGTGCCGTTGAATCCAGCCGTATCCTCAGCCAGAGCGAACGCCTGAGCAATATCGCCAACAAGGTCATCGGCGATATTGATAATCGCGTCCTCGCTCACTTCACTTGACATCTTCCCCAAGACCTTGAGCTTCTTCGCGCTCATTGTGATCTGATCCCAGCTCGAATTGCTCTGCGTACCGGCCTCCGACTCGGCGTTCCAGTAGGCCGTTAGCCCACCGGTTTTCCGCGGTCTCGTGACCTTATCGGTAGTCATAACCAGCATCCGGGCCTCTTTGCGGAATACGCCGTATGCGAGTGCCAAGTCTTGAACCGCCGTATCCATCGCCTCCGGCACAAGATAGCCTCCGGTCGTGTTGACTGTTTCTTGCTGCCCCGCAGCCCCATATAACTCTGTCAGTTGTGCCTCGCTGTAGAAGCGCGAATCGATGTTGTGTTCGGCGCAAAACCGCTGAGCCCGTGGCGCGCCCAGGCACGCCATAATCCACATACCGGTTGTGTAGGCATTCTCTCTGGCGAGAGACCCCTTAAAGTGCACAAGGTGTGTCTTGCGAATCCTGCCCGGAACGACGATCTTCGCTCCATCGTCCAGTGTCAAGTGCTCGCCGATCTGCTCGGTAACTACCCGGTCAACAATCTGCGACTTGTCAACCGTCTCCAGAGTCGCCTTATGCTTGGCCAGATTCTGCAAATTTGTGATCGACGCTGTAAGAGCGTCACACTTTGCCGACAGGCCATCAAGCTGCTCTTGCGCCTCAGCATCCAAGTCGCCCTCCGCCTCCATGATGGTTTCCATCTCGGCGACGGCTGCGGCTCTTTGCTCCTGTAATGCTTTGAGTTTATCCATCTTGATTCCTTTCGTTTTTCCGGGCAACAAAAAAACGACCACGTAGAGGTGTAGCCCGCTACATGGCCGTGTCTTTGTTCTTGCCTTGCCGACAGTCGATCAAACTACCGGCAAACCCGGTATTCAGTTGTCATTTATGGTTTCAGAAATGAACTGGCTGCCGCCTCGATCACTTCGTTTTCAATATGCTCAATTGTGCCCGCCGCCGAGACTTGCTCGGCCCGGCAACTTGCTTCGGTAACAAGTCGGCCACGACCTGCTCGAATGTGGCGATTCTGTCCGCCATGTTTGCCGCGACCGCTTCTATGGCCCCGACAACTCGGCCTTCACCAAATCCACTTCTGACCGAGCTTGGCGCTACGCCACGGTTGCGGCCTACCGCCTTTGTGAACATCCTGTAATAATCGTCTACTCGCTCCTGAATATGAGCGTGCCCGCTTTCGCTCAAGGGCTCGTGCGGGTTGCCTTCGGTCTTGTACTTGCCCGCCGATATCAGCGTAGTCTTGAATCCCAACTTCTCCTCTGCTTGTGACTGGTCAACATGCACGCCAAATACGCCTATCGAGCCAAGTTCGCCGCCAGGTGTAACCACCACTTCATCAGCCGCCGTGCCAAGCCAGTACGCCGCCGACGCCATTAGTGAATTGACAACAGCAATCATTGGCTTTTGGCCTCTCATGCCATAAATCTTTGTCGCCAATTCTTCCACACCAAACACCGACCCGCCGGGCGAATCCACGTCAAAGACGACGGCGCCGATGTCCTTACTGACCATAGCCTCGTCAAGAGCCGCGCTGATAGCCTGCGTACTCATTAGCCCGCTCAGGGCGTCCATGCCCTCCGCGCGCTGTACGATTGTGCCAACAATAGGAATCACGCCGATAGACCCCTGCACCCGGCGAAACTTCGTCGCCCGCTTGGCCGCCTCGATCTGTGTAGCGTCAATCTGCACACCCATCACTCTGGATTCAATCACGCTCATTATAGCTTGCAGCTTCTCCGGCATAATCGCCCAAGAAGTTCCGCATATTGCATTCACGAGTGCTGAATACTTCATTTCATTGCCTTTCGGATTACTTCTTCCCAAACTAAGTCGCCAGCCTCCCTCAAAGCTATCACTGCATCTGCCTGTTCAACCTGCAAGATGCGCTCTTTCCGACGATCTATCTCGTGCTGTATCGCTTCTGTGGAGCACCCTAGCGCTTCTACAGTCTTTATAATATACATCGTGTGCTTCTCGTAGAACGATTCCAGCCATGACTCAAACTTGTCGCGATCTTTGCTTGCATAGGCGTGCTTTTCTAATTCGGCCATTTCGGCCTTGTTAATCCGCCGAGCACAATCCGCAATCATCGCATCGGTTCTGTCTTGATCTTCATTGCCGGGCGGTATGGGCGAAGGCGACTGAGCAACAGGTTCATCTTCGGAGACATCCCTCATATTCAGTGGTGTCAGATAGATATCGCCGTCGCCTTCCGGTAGCGGATTCATATCTTCCAGAGCCCGGATATCATCGACACTCAGCCAGCCCCATTGCCTGCCCTTTGCATAAGCCTCGGTACGCCGAACGATGTCGCCTCTCAGCAAGGAATTAACATTGAGCTTGATATAATGCCCGCTGTCGCGTTCGTCTTGGCTGAGCAGCTTCCACTCGGCCGTCTGCTCCCAGTTTTCAATCCATGACCCCAGGGCGTCCGTCACATACTCCAAAGCCTGATGTTCGATGTTGCTGAATGTACCCCGCCGCAGGTCTTGTACCTTGTGCGGCGGCATACGGAACCAACGGCAAACGTCAACAACACTGAATTCTCGCGTCTCAAGGAATTGAGCGTCGTTAGGCGGTATGGAATACGAGTTGAATTCCATACCCTCTTCGAGAATTAGTGTTTTATGGGCGTTGTCTACCCCTTCCCGGCTCTCTTTTATTTGCCGACGCAGATGTTCAAACGCTTTGTCGCTAAGCTCTTGTGGATGACTAAATGCACCGCCCGCATTCGCTCCATTGGCAAAGAACTTGCCGCCGAACTTCTCAGTTGCCAGCCCGAGACCGATACTTTCACGAGCCATCTTTACGACGTTGTAGCCGACAAGCCCGTCGAAGCCCAGCCCGGCAATATGCAAAACAATGCTATTATGCAGCTTGACTATGCCGCCTTTTTCGTTTCTAACCTCGTACCATATCTCCGTCGTGTTCTTGTCGCGGAATGGCCTCACCTTGTCCGGCCTTAACGGCCACAGTGCTATCGGATTGCCCCTGATGTCCCGTTGGATTTCGGCATACCCGTTGCCCCAACTCAGAGCATGGGCCCCAAGAGTACGACGGAAAGACAAGGCAGTCATTTCTGCATTCGGCAACCGCCCCAACAATCGCGACACAGGATGGTCAAGCAGCTTAACCCTATTCTCTCCATCGCGACGAAAGACAGATACCGGCAACTTGCCGGTATCCTCAGCGATATTCCGCATACAGGCATAGAAGACCGCCAGCGTATTCGCCTTTGTGTTCGTTACCGATATTCCGGTTGACGATTTCCGGCCCTGCGTCGCCCAGTCCGCAAACCATCCGCCGCGGTCTGTAAAAGCACTCGCCTTGATATATCCCAGTCGTCGGGCTAATCTGTCGCGTAGTCGTAGTTTTGCCATGGATTATACCATTCGCACGCTTCGGGTTTCGTAGACTGATTGCTTCGGCGCTGGTTGTGTCATGGACAGACCCAACGCCATAACCGACATAACTATGCCGTCGATCTTCTCTGCCGACTTCTTCTTCGACGGACGGAAATTCTCATTCACATCGAACTCAAGAGACACATTGGCAGCCATCCAACGAGCAATCGGATTGCGGTCGTGGCTAAGAAGCCGTTGCAAAAGTAGTGCCTCAAACTCTTTGGAGGGGGCTGAATACGAGGCCATGCCTTGCCTGAATTCAACAAAGAAGTTTTCGGGCATTCCCGACTCAGCCAAACACTGTTGTCGAAACGCTTCAAAGTTCCACGGATCGTAAGCCGCATTCTGGACGTTAAACGCCTTGCAGTCGGCCTCGAAATCAGCCATTATTCTTGCGTAGTCCACCACCGCCCCATCAGTCAAAGTCAACCACCCATCCTCTGCCCACAACAGGTAGGGCACGCGATCTTCTTTGCTTCTCTCGATAGCCCGATCTTTTGGAGCATAAAACCGCCAGAACAACCGCGACGGCACAGCATCGTCCTCAGACGGAAATATAAAGCCATACCCTGCGATGTCCTTTTTCGTCGCCAAGTCGAAGGCGGCATAGCACCGACATCCGGCCAAGTCGGCCTCGGTATAGTCGTCGCCGCAAGCATCCCAGTCCTCCAGCCGTAGCCACATTACATCTTGCTGCGTGCGGATATCAAGGTGCAACCGCTTAAACGTGTTCTCGTAAGCCGGCCGGGACTGTGCTTTTGCGCACGCGGTTTTAAGGTATTCGAGCGAAACACTGACTCCGAGATTCGGATTAGCTTTCCGCCATGTAGCTTCGGATGTCCAGTCGTC